ACCAGCTGCTTTAAGATATTTTGATCCATATGTTGGTATAGGATATAGTTATGAAGGATTACTTAATAGTTTTGGATTTGGTGCTTATTCACCTGCTATTACTTTTATGTTGATGCCTTTATTCTTTGATTTACAAAGAATTCAAGCAATTGAATTAAATGATCAAATTAGAAAAGCAGCCTTTTCTTTTGAAATTATAAATAATCAACTTAAAATATTCCCTATTCCTTTAATTAATTATGTTTTGTGGATTCAATATGTTAAAGGAAGTGAAAGAGATAGTGTTGTAGGAGGAAGAAATGCAAGCGGATCAGCCCAAACAAATCTTATTACAAATCCTTCAAATGTACCTTACATAAATCCAAACTACAATTACATTAATTCAATAGGTAGAATGTGGATTTATGAATATACACTTGCTATATGTCGAGAAATTTTAGGATATGTAAGAGGTAAATATTCAACAGTACCTATTCCTGGATCTGAAGTTACTCTTAACCAACAAGATTTACTAACAGATGCTAGACAAACAAAAGAAGCATTGTTAGCTCAATTAAGAGATACTTTATCAATAGCAGGAAGACAAACCCAACTTGAAAAACAAGCAGCAAATGCTGAAAACTTAAATAAAACATTAGCTAACGTCCCTATGGGATTTTACATATTTTAATATGATATCGTTACAAACCTTATTAAGTGAAGCCACATTTGAAACATATTTTGTTCAAATAGTTATCAAAATGAAAACCGACTTTAATTTCACAGAAATATATAATCAAGTTCGTGGAATTAAGGATGTAATTGTAGTTAAAGTAATTGATACTGATCAATTAGATGCTGCTTCAAATGACAATTATAAGTATACTTTACTTGAAATAAAATATATTTCTCAAGGTAATGCTGTTAATACGGCTAAAATGATAAAACATGAAGCCCTAAAAATACCAGGACTAGTAAAATTTTATATTAGAACTAAAACATTATTAAAAATTAGAAACTACTAATATGGCTTTATACGGATCTAGTCGTGATATTTCATTTTTTCATATTATTAACACTGAGTTAATACATAATATCATTGAACAGAATATTGGGTATTATCAAATATCATTAGATGAAACCCAACAAAATATATACGGTGAAGCTAATAATGGTACTAAAATGTGGTATCCACCTGTATTAATTCAATGTTTAATTGATAGAGGAGATTATGAAGCAGATTATGCTGAAATAGGACCTGATATTAACAGAAATTTTGGGTTTAGATTTTTACGTAGCGATTTAGTATTACAAAATGTAGTACCTCAAATTGGCGATGTGATATTGTGGAATAATGATTATTATGAGGTAAATTTAGTAAATGAAAACCAAGATATAGTAGGTAAAGTACCTCAATACAATTATGGAGGAGCTTATTTAGATGATTTTGGAGCAAGTTTCTCTATTATTTGTTTTGCAAACTATACATCACCAGAAAGACTAGGAATAACACAATCTAGATAATGCCAAGACAATTACCTATATTACCAGCAACACCAGCACAAAGAGTAAGAGATCAAATTGATCCTTATATTCCTGATACACAACCTTTTTTACCTGAGGAAAAAATTACTCGTGCAAATCAAATATCTGTTAATATTGAAGATGATATTAAACCATTTACTATTGGTTTACAAGATATAGATGAAGCTGTTTTTTATTATTTTGAAAATGTAATACAACCAACAGTAATTCAAAATGGTAATAAAATAAATGTTCCTATAAGCTATGCTTCACAAGAAAGATGGGCTGCTGTGCAATCAGATGGTTACTATAGGGATAAAAATGGTAAGTTAATGTATCCTCTTATCATGGTTCAAAGAACTGGATTTGAAAAAAATAGGACATTAGCAAATAAATTAGATGGTAATAATGTAAATAATTTTGCTGTATCTAAAGCAAGATATAATCAACAAAATCAATATACTCCTTTTGATACATTAAACAATTGGATTCCCTCTGATAAATTCTACCTAACACCAGTACCTGATTATATCAATATAACATACAATTGTGTTGTGTTTACAAACTTTATTCAAGAAAATAATAAAATAGTAGAAGCAATTGAATTTGCCTCAGACTCATATTGGGGAGATAAAAATAGATTTTATTTTAGAACATATATTGATAGATTCGATTCAACAGCAGAATATGCTACAAATGATGAACGTATAGCTAAAACAAGTATGAGCATAACTTTGTATGGATATATTATTCCGGATGCAATAAACAAAGATATGGCTACAAATGGTAAACGTCAATTCTTTTCAAAATCTACTGTTTCTATTACAAGTGAAGTTGTAAAAAATATTAATAATGTTAGAGCAGGAGAGTTGTAAAAAATTTGGCTATTTAAATAAAATATATTACATTTAGAATATGTTTAAAAAGTTTAAAGAAATTGCAACAGCTTGGATAGCAGCTGCTAACCCAACTCCTGAACAACAGGAAATAGCTGGATATAGAGCTTCTGTTTGCAATAGTTGTGAACATCGTAAACAAAATACAACACTTGTAGATTTTTATTATTGTGGATTGTGTGGTTGTCCTTTAGATAAAAAAATATTTGCTCTTGATAAAGACTCATGTCCTGAAAATAAATGTATTAAATAAAAATAAAACGTTATGATAAAACAAACAAAATTAAAAAGCAACGAATCGCAAACTTTAACACCTGAAGAACTTAAAGAATTTAAAGAAGCATATGAAAGCTACCAAAAAGCTATATATGATTTAGGTAATTTAGATCTTGAAATCAGCAAATTAAAGAAAAGAACTGATGAACTTACTGGTGAGAAAATTGATTTGGTATCTCATATTGGTGTTATTGAAGGGCAACAACAAATACTTGCTAACCAACTAGGTGATAAATACGGGATGAAAACAGTAGATTTAGAAACAGGCGAACTTAGTTAATTTTAGTTTAGTTTTGCGATGGTTCTAGAATATTTATAGATAGACAAAACCTATCAAAATTAAATAAAAATACAAATGGCAGAAGCAATTATATCTCCTGGTGTATATACCAATGAAAATGATCAAAGTGCAGTATCACAAGGTCCAGTTGTGGTTGGTGCCGCTATTGTGGGCCCAACTGTAAATGGTATTCCTTATGTACCAACTATTGTTACCACTTATAGTGATTATATTGCTAAATTTGGTACTACTTTTAACAATGGTACTAATGGTGATATGGAGTATTTTACTTCTATTGCTGCAAGAAACTACTTTGAAAATGGTGGAAACACCATGTTGGTAACTAGAATTACAAATGCCGGAACTGGAAGTACTGCATTATCAAGCTTTGCATCCGCAAGTGTACCTTCAAGCGGCTCATTATTAACTAGCTTTACTCTTGAAACACTAGCATGGGGTGCTCAGATGAATAACCAAGGTGGTACTGTAGTATCTGGTGCTTTACCAAGTGGTAGTGCGCAAAATGTTCGTTGGGAAGTTAGTAATGTTAACTATACTCAAGGTACATTTACTTTATTAGTTAGAAGTGGTAATGATAATAATGCTCAAAAGAATATTCTTGAAACATGGACTAACTTGTCTATGGATATTAACCAACCTAACTATATTGGTCGTGTAATTGGTGATACTAAACCTGTTTATACTTACTCTGCTGTAGATGGTCAAGGATATGTTGATTACAATGGTGATTTTCCAAATCAATCAAGATATATCAGAGTAGCTACTGTCCCTCAAGTTCAATATAATACTATTACAAATAACGGAAATTATAATGCAGCTGCATACAGTGCAAGTTTACCAGCACCAGGAAGTGGTTCAGTAAATGGTGCCTTTAATGGTGGTGTTGTTGATACTAGCCTAAACAGATTCATGTATGAAAATATTATAAGCGGTGTAACAAACGCTCAAGGTTTTACCTCAGCTGACTACGCACCTGCATTAAGTCTGTTAAATAACACAGATGAATATTTATTTAATCTTCTATTAACTCCAGGCTTGTTCTTAGCTGGTGGCAATGCTGCTATTAACTTAGGTGCTAACAATGCAGATCCAATTGCTGTTTGTGAAGGTAGAGCTGATGCTTTAGCAGTAGTTGATACTGTTCCTTATGGTGGAACCATTACAGGTGCTGCTACAGCAGCAAATGCTTCTAATTCTAGCTATGCTGCTACTTATTGGCCTTGGTGTCAAGTATTTAGTTCAGCAATGGGTAAATTAGTATGGGTACCAGCTTCAGTATTAATGGGTGGTGTATTTGCTTTCAATGATGAAGTAAGTGCTCCTTGGTTTGCTCCTGCAGGTATTACTCGTGGTGGTATTCCAAACGTAGTTAAGGTAGAAAGGAAATTATCATTAAACGATAGAAATGTTTTATACCAAGATAATGTTAATCCATTAGCTACATTCCCTGGAGAAGGTGTTGTAGTATTTGGTCAAAAAACATTACAACAAAAAGCATCTGCTCTTGATAGAGTAAATGTAAGACGTTTGTTGATTTCATTAAAAAATTATATTGGAGCTGTTGGTCGCAGTTTAGTATTTGAACAAAATACAGCTGTTACAAGAAATAGATTCCTAAACCAAGTAAATCCATACCTTGATAATGTAGTACAAAAACAAGGTCTATATGCTTACAAGGTAGTAATGGATGAATCTAACAACACACCAGATGTAGTTGATAGGAACCAATTAATTGGCCAGATTTATATCCAGCCAACTAAGACAGCTGAATTTGTAATCCTAGATTTCACAATTCTACCAACAGGAGTACAATTCCCAGCTTAAAAGAATATTTATAACAAACAAACATTAAATACAACATAACATGCCTGTATTAGACGCAAATGAGATTATGTTTACACAGTATGAACCTAAAGTCCCTAATAGGTTTATAATGTATATAGACGGTATCCCATCATATATTGTTAAAGGAGTAAGTGCCGTAACATTCGATGATGGTGAGATTATTTTAGATCACATCAACACTTATAGAAAAATTCGTAGTGGTAAAAGATTATGGGGTGACATGACTTTCACCTTGTTTGATCCTATCGCACCATCAGGCGCTCAAGCTGTAATGGAATGGGCTCGTTTAGCATACGAATCAGTAACTGGCCGTGCTGGTTATTCTGACTTCTATAAGAAAGATTTAACATTCAATGGTTTAGGTCCAGTAGGTGATGTAGTATCAGAATGGATTGTTAAAGGTGCTTTCATTAAGACTGCAAACTTTGATGACTATGATTGGTCTACTTATACTGAAGCTATCAACCTTACTATGACCGTTGGAATGGATTATTGTATTCTAAACTACTAATACTTTATGAAAAAAAACGAACTACAAGAGTTAGTACAAGAATGCATTTCTGAAGTACTAGACGAAAGAAAAAGTAAAGGCGACGACGAATTTAAGCGTGTTGATAAAGGTATAAAAGGCAAAGTAGCTAAAGATAAAGGTGAAGAGGAAGTATATGGTGCTGGATATGTTGCTGGTGAAAAAGCAGCTAAAGCTAAGTATAAGAAATTAGCTGAAGCCTATAAAGCATTATCTTCTAAAAAACCACTAAACGAAGATATTTTCGATGATATTGAAGGTGATCTAATGGAAGGTGGATTTGAAAGCCAAGAAGCACAAATTGAATATTTAAAAGAAGTAATCAATTACTGCCAATCAAAAATCAATGAGATTGAAAGTAATTTAGATGAAGCTCGTTTTAAGAAAGGTGAAGATGTTGGTGAACCTGGTCCTGGATTTGCTAAAATTGAAAAAAGTGCTGAAAAAAGATATGGTTCTGAAGAAGCAGGAAAACGTGTAGCTGGTGCTATCTTAAAAAAAGTATTAGCTAAGAAAAAATAATTGAGTGATATGGTGTAATCACTCGTTGGAGGAAGAACTCGGTAGAAATACCGGGTTTCTTTTTGCTAAAAATTTAATTTATTTATATTTATATATATAAAAACAAAATTAGTTTATGGCTGAATTAAAAATTCCAACAGAAACAGTTACACTACCATCTAAAGGTCTTGTATACCCAGAAACTTCACTACTATCTAAAGGTGAAATTGAAATGCGTTATATGTCTGCTAAAGATGAAGACATATTAACTAACATTAACTTTATTAAACAAGGCACAGCAATTGATAAACTGTTAAGATCACTTATTGTTACACCAATTGATATTGATGAACTAATTATAGGTGATAAAAATGCAATTTTGTTTGCTGCTCGTATTTTAGGTTATGGTAAAGAGTATTCTTTTAAATTTAGAAATGAATCAACTGGTAGAGATGAAGAGTATACCGTTGATTTAACTACATTAAAAGAAAAAGAAATTGATGAATCATTATTTGAAAAAGGTAAAAACGAATTTAAATTCACAATGCCCCAATCAGGTAATATTATTACATTTAAATTATTAACGGGTAAAGATGAGAAAGCAATTGAAGCTGAAATTAAGGGTTTAGAAAAAATAGATCCAAATGGTTCTTTTGAAAATACTACTCGTTTAAAACACATGATTATTTCTATTAATGGTAAAGCCGATCAAGCATCTATCCGTGACTTTGTTGATAATTACCTACTTATTCCCGATTCTAGAGCATTCAAAAAATACTATACCCAACTCTCCCCAGACATCAATACAGAAATTATAGTTAACAAGGATGGTTACGTACAGGAGGGCGTAATCATTCCTATCAATATTAGCTTTTTTTGGCCTGAGTCCTAAATACAGGGAGCATATATTTTCTAGAATACATGAAATTGTATTTTTTGGAAATGGTGGATATGATTGGGATACTGTTTACAATTTGCCGATAAGATACCGTGATTTTATTTATAAACAATTGCGAGAACATTATGAAAAGCAAGCAAAAGATCAAGAAAAACATCAAAAATCATTAAAATCCAAAACATCCCAAACAGCTAAACCTAACATAAAACCAACATATACTGTAAAAGCGCCTAAAAAATAGGGCGCTTTTATATTTATATTAGTAATATACTGATATGGC